CTGGCCGATGACTTCGGATGTGTCGCTGGTGCCTCGTCGTGTGTCTGGATTCACCACGTACTTTGTGGGCCAGAACGACACGATCACAGCATCCACGACAGCACTGGATCAGGTGCGTTTGGAAGCCAAGAAACTGGCTGCTTTGACGCAGTATTCCAGCGAACTGAACGAGGATTCCATCATCGCAGTTGCTGATTACTACGCTCGCGAATTCGCGTATGCTTTGGCAGTTCGCGAAGACTCCTGCGGGTTCCTTGGCGATGGCACGAGCACTTACGGCGGCATCACCGGCGTTGCAAACGCACTGGCGGCAGGCTCCGTGGTCACCGCAACTGGCGTTACCGCATTGGCGAACCTGCTGATCGGCACGTTCCAAGAAGCGGTCGGAAAGTTGCCGGAATTCCCAGGCATTCAGCCAGCGTGGTACGTCCACAAGGCCGTTTACCATGCTTCAATGGGTCGCCTACAAATGGCTGCTGGTGGAAACACCGTGCAGGATCTCGGCAACGGGCCAGTGCTGCAGTTCCTCGGCTATCCAGTGCGGTTTATTCAGACCCTTCCATCGACAGCAGCAAGCACAACAAAGATTGCCTACTTCGGTGATCTTGCAATGGCCGCAACGATGGGCACGCGTCGTGGCGTGACTCTGCGGGCTGACGAATCGCTGTACTTTGCTCAGGACGCTCTGGCGTTGCGAGTGACGGAACGATTCGACATCAACGTGCATGAGCGTGGAACGGCCAACGCCGCAGGTCCGCTGCTGATGATCCAGATGGGCTAATCACTGAGCCACTCGTCGCTCCGGGTGGACCCGGCCGGAACGTTGGCTTGCTGGCGTTCCGGTCTTTTCAAAACCAATTGCACACATTTTCATAAGGTGATCACATGAAACCGAATCAAAGAACTCAGGCAGTCATCGCACTGTCAGCACAGACGGCGGCGGCAACGGTTACAGCCGCTGGGGAAATTGTTGATATGAAGGGGGCAGATTATGCAACCATCATTCTGACAACATCGGTTGCGGCAAACACGAACGCTGCTCCAGTCGTCGTGAAGATTCAAGAATCCGATACCACAACCACAACCGACTTCACTGACATCAGCACCAGCACGATGCAGTTGTCAGTGACACTGTCAACGGCGACTGGCCGCGACGCGAAGTTTCACATCAACAACGACGGAACGCGAAAGCGATACGTTCGTCTGTTCGCAACACCTGGTACTCACACGGCCAACAGCGTCGTGTCATTGGCTGCCGTTGCGGAACTGACAATGGACATCATGCCATCAGGCACCACAGGACAAGCCGACTTCGTTGCGATTGGCTAATCAAACCCAAAACACCCGGAGCAAACGAGTGACCTTAAAATCTGTGAAGGTGTGCGGCATGATGACCTCGCCGCGATACATCAATTGTTTTTGTCGAGACTACATAGACGCAGCATTCGTGGCAGCAAAGATTCCGCTGCAGGATTCGCAAGGCGTGTTTTACGGCCAGTGTATGCAGCGGATGTTGCAGCACGCTGTGGAAAAAGACGTTGATATTGCCGTGATCTGTGACGGTGACTCACTGTTCACAGATCGCGACATCATGCGATTGCTACAGACGTTGGAAGCGAATCCGCATATTGATGCACTAGCATCCATGCAGATACGGCGTGGAAACAAAACCATGCTGGCAAGCATTAAAGGGCAATCAACAGCAGAGGTGGGCGGAACTCCGCTGCAAGTTTCGACCGCACATTTCGGGCTGACTGTGATTGATTTGAAGAAGCTCAAGGACGTTGAAAAGCCTTGGTTTTGGTCGAAACCAGATGAGCAGGGCGAATGGGGCGACCTTCGCATTGATGATGACATTTGGTTTTGGAAGCAGTGGGAAGCGGCTGGCAACACGGTCTATCTTGATCCGCAAACGCGAATCGGGCATATGGAAGAAATGGTCGTCATGGTCGAGCCGAACACATATGAAGCCGTTCACGCATACCCGAACGAATGGATTGACTCATGCAGGTCGAATTGATGCAGGACTGGCGCGGGTATCGCGTTGGGTCTCGGTTTGAATTGGATGTAATTGGCGGAGGCGTCTTCGATGTTTTGCAACGGAACAACGTGGCAAGATTATTACCCGGACCGGGCGACGCGGGAGAAGGATCAAGAAATCCGCCATACGGTTCGAGTGGTGACTCCTCCGACGACCGAGCCAGTGACGATCGCAGAGGCCAAGGCACAGCTCAGCATCGGGGCAAGCGACGATAGTCACGACACAGAGCTGGCGTCGATGATTGCAGCGGCTCGCGAGGAATGGGAACGAGACACCTCAATTGCATTGATTACGCGGACGCTGGAACATCGGCTGCCAAAGTTTCTGTCTACCGTCGTTTTGTCGGTGCGGCCAGCAATTGCAGTTTCCTCAGTGACCTACGTTGACACAACAGGAACAACGCAAACCGTTTCATCGACCAATTACTACTTGGACAGCGACGAGGTGCGTTTTCTTGACACATTTGTAAAACCCGATGTGCAGGACAGAAGCGAAGCGGTCAAAATCACCTACACGGCCGGATATGGCAGCGACTCCCGCGCGTGTCCGGAACTTGACCGCATGGCAATCAAATTGAGTTTGGCCAATCGATTTGAAGACCGCGACATGATTGCGGCATCTGGCGAGCGACGGGCGTATGAGGCACTTGTCGCAAAGAAGATGAGGGCAAGTTATCCATGACCTTCCGCCCTGAACGAAAATTCCGACTTGGAACGATGCGGCACCGAATTACGGTGAGCGTGGAAGGCACGACACAGGACGGAGCCGGGCAGCCAGTCGTCACGCTTAGCACTTGGTTGTCAGATGAGCCAGCGAAGTACGAGCCGACAACAGGCGGCGAAGGAGCACGTGGGCGACAAGTGGAGGCCGGAATCAGTGCCATATTCACAGTGCGTTATCGGGACGGCTACACGCCAGAAATGGCGATCGACATTGACGGGCAACGTTTCTGGATCGTCTACGTTAAAGCAGTTCAGGGCATGGATCGCTATCGAGAACTCTATTGCAAATCGGTGGTGCTGTAATGGCTCGCGTTTCGATTGGGATGGAGCTTATTGATGGCAACAAATTCCTGAAGCAATTAGAGCAACTGGAATCTGTCATTCGAAGTACGGTTATTGAGAACGCAATACAGGCTGGAACGGTGCCAGTTGAAGCGGCCATGCTTGCCAACACGCCAGAAAGTGACGGTTCACGCAAAAAACAATCAACAAAAACAAAACGTCGCTGGAGTGGTGCGAAAAAACTCAAAACGACGATTCGATCAGTAGTAAGGCCAAAGAAAAAACTGGGTGTGTTGATTGGCCGGATTGGTTTGGTCGGGCCTTCTTACAGTGACGGCGGCGGGCATGGAAACCTGTTTTCAAAAGATCATAAGCGAAAGGTTTTGTGGGGGCGTGATGCTGGCACAATTCGCAAGGTCAATCAGTTTGTGAAGAAAACGGCAGACGAAACAAAATCAGCGGCATCGGCGGCCGTGACTTCGTCTTTGAAGTCAGGAATTGAAGCCGCAGCAAATCGGATGGCAAAATAATGGCGGATCTTGGTAGTGCAGTCAGGGGATATCTTGCGGCGAATGTCGGCGTAGCAGCCGCCGTATCGACTCGCATATTCCCGGATGTACTGCCGCAAGGATATACAATCAGGACAGGCGGAGCGTTGACGTACACGGTTATCAGCACGACGCACGATCACCTCATTAACGGATTGTCTGGAATTGCCAGAAGCCGCATTGAGTTTACTGCATTCGCCTCAACGCGGGCTGGTGCGAACCTGATTGCAGAAGCGGTCAGGGCAAGTGATTTACAGGGTTACACCGGAGCAATGGGCGGCGTGTCGATTGAATCTGTAATGATCACAGGAGGTATCCAGACGCTGGATGAGCGGCCGACTGATGGATCACAGGAGCATCGATATTTAACGATTTTTGATTACATGATCGCATATCAGGAAACGGTGTAAAATGGCAACAGGGACACGATTTAAAACAGGCAACACAGCCACGATCACTCTCGGCGGAACACAGACAACTGGCATCACTACAGCGTGGGCTGGAAATGTTGTTTCAATTAATCCAGGCGAATGGACGCTTGGCGAGCGTGACGTGACATTGCTGGCAGACACTGGATATCTGCGAAATGATCCGCACGATTTAGCCACGCCAAACGAGATCAGCGGCGTCGTCCGGTTCAGTCCATCTTTAGGACTGCCGCCAATTGACGGAACAGTCGCAACGGTGACCGTCACGCTTCCGCAGCTCAGCACAGCAACCAGCGGCGTTACACGCGGAACGATCACAGGCAAGGCGTTTTTCAGCCGTGTTGCGTTCCCTCAGTTAGCAAACAACGAAACGATGGATTGTGAGTTCACGCTGAAGATGACCGGCGAAACCCTATCACAGACACGAGAAACATGATGGAAATCAAATTGATTGATCACATTGGCGAAGCTCCCAACGGATCGCCAGTGGATCACGAGCAATGGATAGTGTTTTGCGATGACGTGCAGGTCGGATACTTGCCGAAATCGCCTGACGCATGGCTGCAGTGCATTGTGTCATTTAGCGAAACCACGAGGGCCGAATTGATTCAGGCCGTCAATGAAACAGCAGCATTAAAAATCGGCGGCGTAGTTATGCCGGTCGATCCTGATCTTCAACCGAAAGAGGATGATGAATAATGACACTAACGAGAGCGACGTTAGGGAAACTGACAAAGCGGCTGACCAAGGACATTGAAGTGTGCGGGCATAAGGTCAGGCTTCAGCGGCCGACACCTTTGGAGCACTCGCAGTATCAAATGTCATTGGTTGACAAAGAAGGCAAATGGATCGCAACGAATCTTAACGACGCAATCATGCTGCTGACCGCACGCATGTGGATCGACGAGGAAGGCGAACGACTGTTCAAGGATACCGAGACAAAACAGCTTGGGTCGATTGATTTGGCTTTCTATCAGGAGTTGTCGGAACAGTGCCAGAAGTTTGCCATTGTGAGTGAGGCGTCGACAACGCTGGGGGAGTCCGGCAAAACCACCGTCTCCGATTCGCCTGCCGAGTCTGCCTTGAGCTTGGAATAGACGATCCAGAGGCGTGGTTGGATTCAATATCGGATCGGGTTTTTGATGTGTGGTGGGCGTATTACCAGTGCGAGCCGTTTGGATCGCACTGGGAACAGGCAGCTTCGCTGTCCGCGATGATTCACAGCAACACTGTGATGATGGCGGCAACACG